CAGGGGTCTTGAGTTTGTCTATATTCTTTTGAAATGCATCTTCTACCCATTTTAAGTACCCCTTTGCATGAGCAGATGGATTCTTAATAGTCTCCCCCTTTCTTACCTTACTATTATTGTAAGTCTTGAGAGAGGCTCCAGATAAGTTTCCAGTGAATGTATTTTGTATATTCATAAAGGATGTTAACAGGGTGGAATTAATCTTTCTGAATGTTGTACCAGCAGATGATAAAGATGCTGTCACAGCAGATGTTTCCTTTTCAGTCATTGTGGCTTTACCAGATACATCTTTGTATGTCGCATCATCCATCCATACTGTTGATGGAGATTGCAGTCCACTAATGTTTGCACCGAATGATGCTTTCATATCCTGTAGTTCTGCACCCTTGTATGTTGTGTGCCATACGACACCAATCTTTGCATTTTTAATTTTCTTACCCAAATCCGAATTAACATCTACTGCGTATACAATAGTGTTAGGTTGGAATGTGTAATACTTTTTTCCTTCTATATCTGTGGTATCTACATCATCTGTAAACATCAAGTCTCCTTGGAGAACATCTGTAATACCCAACTTAGAAAACTCTGCAAGTGCAACTTTGAATTTGCTGTTTAGTGAACCAGACAAACCATCAGCATCAATCTCTGCTTCTGACTTATAAAGTTTTGGTTCTACGTTGAATACCGATTTCTTTGCAACAAAAAACTTACCATCGGCAGGGTCAATACCAGCAAATATTGCAGGCGCTCCATCCCACTTTACAGTCATGTCGATTGATGAACGTGATGCACCAGCAAGCATATCTCTTAGAGAACGAACAAAGTTAATTGAAGCCCGTCCACCAGAAATACCATAGTTAAGGATTTCATCCTCAATATGTTCTAGGTGTAGGTTCTTTCCACCCTTGTCCTCTGTAAGAAATGAACTAAAGTTTATCATTATAGTGTTCCACTATATTGCATTTTGAGTTGAAGATATTGTCCTAATCTTCCTTGGCCAGATACACCTTTTTCTGGACGAACGCCAGAATCAGACCTTATTGTCATCTTTAATGTTTTCTTATCTTGAGGAGTGTGTATATCAATTAAATACTCTTGTACAGAGTTTTTGTTTAGATATGCATGAAAATTAGTTGTAAGAGGAATCATGTCAACAATATCATCGCCCTTCTCTTCAGCAGTAGTTCCTACTGCTTTAACCATAACCAAAGGCACTTCATCATCCTTACGTTGCAAGTTAAAAGTATCTTTAACCCAAGAAATAAATGATTGAGTATCTAACTTGTTTAATTCTTTGCAAAACTGTTCCCTAGCAACAACCAACATTTCTTTATACAAATCGTCAGCAGCTGAGGTTGCATTGACGTAATGGTCTACATATAAACGAGTAACTTCTTTATTCTTAACAAAGTTATTCTTATCTGCAACATCACTGATGCCAGGAATTTTAGAATAAACTCTAGTCCACAACTCACTCTGCAACTTATCTGTAGAAAGTCCGAGCGCTTTATATTGAGTACCAACATATGTATTTTTTAGTGGTTCTTTAGATTTCTTTGTACCAGCTTTGAGACTAACACCAATCTTAGTGCCATCCTTGAAAAATACAAAAATATCTCCAGCATGATTTTTAGGAATGCCTCTAGGTTTTGCACGATATCCCCAAACTACATTTTTGATTGGTTTCGTTGCATCCAAATTATAAAGATAGTTGGTTATACCAATGGCATTTTCCATTTTATCTTTGAGAAACTTTTCTGCCATAGTTGGCAACTTTTCAATAACAAGTTTCGCCGCATCAGCATCTTTTCTATCAAAAGATGATTTTGCAGTATTAAGATTCAATTTGTAAAGGAATTGTTTAAAATCTTCCACTGAAGAAGGTCTGAACTTTTTATTAAATGCCAGACATGGAAACAGCTCAGTAACAGACGCATTGAGAGTTGTATCCACTCTCTCATGCAAAATATATAATTTTGTAATTCTATCTACATGATTAACTTCTGTGATAGATACAGGATTTAGTTGCCGATAGGCTTTTCTAATTGACATTTTACACCGTTTCCATTCATACAAATAATTTCAATACTATTTATAATAACAGATTATTCAGAAATGTCAACCTGTAAAGGATTTCCCTTCAAAAATTTCGGTATTCCACGTTCACCAAAAGGTGGATTCTTAGTAAGTTGTTCTGAAAACATTTCAGCGTCAATCTTTCTAGAAAAAGAACGCACAATATCGTTAGTAGGAAATTCAACAACTTCCCACCATATACCGTTCTTGTGTACAAAGTACTTTGGCTTCTTATACTTTGATGTCCGTAAATTTCTCATAAGTCTTGCTCTTTCCAAGACCCACTCCGAAAGTTGTTTTATCAAATGCTGCTCCTTCATCTTGTCCACTGTCAATAATGTCATCTTGTGCTTCCTGTTCGCAATCATATAGTTTCATTCTAGCTCTGTCGATACCAACCACAAACCTTTTATTAGTGCCTGGATCATTGTATCTATTCTTCAATTGTTTTACCATCAACTGATTTAGACTTTCCAAATCTTCTGTTGATATAAGCGCAAACATGAGGTCAGCCGTAGCAGGCAAACCAAAAGATTCTGACGTATCTTCCAATCCAATGTCGCTGTTCGCATATCCACCTCTAGTAGTTTGTGTCGCCGACATAATTGGTACATTATTCTCAACTGCAAGCCCTCTAAGTTCTTCGGCAATCGCCTTGATATAGAAATATGATCCGACATTTGCATTCCCCTTGAATCGTGAAGAGGCACAGATGTTCAAGTAGTCGATAAAAATAATATCAGGTCTAAATGATTTCTTCAGTGCCAGTTCTTTTAGTAAACTTCTGAAATGTCCTGTATGTGCAGATGCAGTAGGATATTCTTTGATAATTAACTTTCCGTTGGTCTTTGTTTGTATTTTGGATAAACGGTCAGTAAACATCTTTTTGGGTAACTCATGTAAGTCATCCATTGTGATATTCATCAGGTTTGCATCAATACGTTCTGCAATCCTTTCTTCTGCCATCTCCAAAGTTATATAAAGAACATTCTTACCTTGCATGAGGGTTGACGCAGCCATGTGACACATGAATAACGATTTACCAACACCAGTACCAGCAAGGGCAATGTTCAAAGTTTTCTGTGGGAGTCCACCCTTGGTAATCTTGTTAAAGTAATCCAAGTCGAACTCTACTTTTTCTTCTACTTTGTGATAGAACTCAAATCGTTCTTCACCTTGTTCTACATAGTCGTGTCCTACATTCTGGTCAAATGCAACTGCAAGTGCCTCAGATAAGATAGATGGTATTGCCTCTGAAGTATGTTCTTTATCCTTCCCTTCAATAATCTGAATACCGTTTAGGATAGCATTGTAGACTGCCTTATCCTTACAAAACTTTTCTGTTGTGTCTACTAGCCACTGCATATCAATCTGTGCATCAGATAGTGTTTCTACAACTGTTAGAACTGACTTGAACTCATCTTCATTCAAATCTTTTCTATTATCAAGTTCAATAGATAGGGCTTCTTTCGTAGGTTGATTACCATACCTATCCATGAACTTATTGATTTCTTCAAATACAACTCTTTCGTGACGATCTGAAAAATACTCTGGTTTGATGAAAGGTAGCACCTTCCTCGCATATGGTTCATTGTATACTAAGTTACTTAGTGTAGTTCTTTCAATCGTCTGTATTGACATACTTCATTGAGTCCTTTTGTAATTGTTCTTCTAAGATATGAATAAGAATATCACCCATGACATTCTTAAATTCTATATCTTTCTCTAATTCTTCTTTTGGTACGTTAGGTGATACTAACACATCATAGTCGAATTGTAAAGAAGCATTATCATCTTTTTCATTTTCGTCTATTGAAATCTTTCCATACTTAAAAATTACATCTTCATAATCTGTAAGTGCAGTAAGTCTAAGGGCTGTCCACTCCTTAGACTGATCGTTACAATACACATATGCTCTTGATATATCAATCTTGTTCAGTTTCTTCTTCAACTTCAATTTCCTCTACACGTTGTCCATACTTGAATTCTTTACTAGCAACTGCATCCAACTGTTCCATAATCTCTGGGGTAAAGAACTTTTCTGGTTGATTGTTGATAGTCTTACCAAATGTCTTTGTACCATCAGGCAACTCAATACGAGTAGAAACAGATTTGAAGATATCATACTTCAGTGCAAGTTCAAGTAGTCCATAGTATCTATCAAGTCCACGTTCATACATAAGTCTTACGTCCACCATCTTGTTTTCGATAGTCAAACGTGACTTAGCATTCTTACAATGGATGATGTTACCAACAACTTCTGTACCGTCCTTTTCTTTCTTCTTTGAAAGATAGACAATAGATGAGGCCGCATACTTCAATCCAGAACCACCACCCATTTCTTTTGTTGGGAACATAGAACCCACAACGTCATAGGTATGGTTTGTAACAACCATAGGAACTTTTGCTTTACCAAGTTTTAGTGTCAATACACGAAACGCAGCCTTTAGAACTTGAGCCCGTGTCATATCTCGTGTCTCTTTACCCTCACTTGTATCATCTACTTCTTTTGTAGTAGACAACATACCAAGTGAATCAAGACACAACATCATAGGCACACGTTTATCTTCTGGTGTCTCCATGTATTTATCTAAAATCTTAATTGCTTGTGTACGAAATTCTTGTACAGTTGTTACAGGTAAGATAACCATACGTTCTGGGTCAATACCTCTATCAACTACCATCTGTTTTGTGATTGCAGATTCAGACTCAAAATACAACACACCAGCATCTGGGTTTGCATCAAGGAATGACTTAACCATACCCATCACAAAGAATGTTTTTCCAGTGGCCGACTCGCCCGCCACTGCTGTAATTTTGTTCGCAGGCAATCCACCATAGATTGACCCACTCAACAACGCATTGAAAATATAAGAACCAGTGTCGATAAAGTTATCAACATCACCAGCCTCTACACCTTCACTCACCAAAGCAGCATATTCGTTGCCTGCTGTCTTTGCAATATCTTTTAGAAAATCCATATTTTAAATATCTCCTTCTTTTCTGTTTTCAGAACGAAACGCCTCAAACCCATCAGGATATCGTGCCTCAAGTTTCTGTATATTAGTACTTAGTACATCTTCCAAAGATATACCCAATGCAATACAAGCCTGTGTAATGTACCACATAATATCACCAAGTTCTCGTTTCATATGATACTGTGCATCGTCATCCATCGGTTTACCTTGGAAAATACTCTTCTTAACAATCTCTGCAAACTCACCCCCCTCGGCACTGATACCAATTGCGGCAGTAAGAATGCGTTCTGGCGAAACACCAAACCCATCAATTACGTCAAGTGCATCTGAGAACGACTGTGCATCAGAAGATGCGTCACTAGTCACCTCATCTACAAAACGAGTATAGTCAAGTAGAAAGTCTTTATCCATCATTTATCTCCAAAGATTGTGTTATGAGTATTATATACTTTAACAAAAGTTGTGCATTTTGTCAAGTCTTTTATTCGTCTTGCTCCAACATAAGTACAGGACGATCTGATGCCTCCAAGAATAGTTTGCATAGTATTATGAATGCTTCCTCTGTAGGGAACAATGACTTCTTTTCCTTCAGAAGCTCGGTAGTCTTTAAGTCCACCAAAGTGTTTTTCATTTGCTATCTCCGAACTCATCCCATAGA